GCAAGGTATGATTATGGAGCCAACCTAGGCCCATTGGTAACAGAGTACGAACTAGGTCGTGAACAGTTCGAGGATCAGGCGATGCAACGTATCACACAAGCAATAGAGAAGTACATGCCGTACGTCGAGCTGTATGATTTTCAGAGCAACTTTGGTGACATAGCTCGCGCTGCACCCACAACAAATCAATCAATAATCGGAAATGGGCTTGGATTTGTTACGATAGACGTTTCTTATGCGATCCCAAGAGCTACTGTGCCAAAGAGATGGCTGCGGCTATCTTTTGCTTTGGCATGACCATAACCAGTTATAGTACAAGAAAACAATGGCAACAGTAACCAACAACACAAGTCTGAGAACGCGGGCGAGCTCAGTACGGTTTCTCAACAAAGATTTTGAGTCTTTCAGGCCGCAGCTAGAAGAGTTTGCACGCACATTCTTCCCAAACAAACCAACAGATTTCACTGCGAACGGTTTTGGTGGACTTCTTCTGGATCTGGCTAGCTGGGTTGGGGACAACAACGCGTTTTATCTAGATCACCAGTTTGGTGAGCTATTGGCTGAAACGGCAGTCGAGCCACAAAACGTTGAAAGGCTGTTGCGTGATGCTGGTGTTCCGATTGTTGGCGCGGCACCAGCAGTCCTGGAGAACAATGCAGTATTTTATGTGAAGATTCCCAGTGATGGCAACGGAAGCTTCGACAGAACAGCACTGCCAATCATTCGCGGCGAAGGAGCGACGTTTGCGATTTCAAACAATGGTGTAGAGTTCCAGCTTCTAGAAGACATCGATTTCACTTTGACAAAGCTCGATGGAACACCAGTTGATTCTATCACGTACACGCCAGGAGATCTAAACGCCAGCACCAACCTACCACTGAACTATATCTTCAGCAAAGCTGGGACGTGTCTTAGCTCGCAGACGGCAACAGAAACGTTCACAGTCTCTGGGTTTGAACCTTTCAAGCGTGTCACACTTGAAAACAGAGATGTGACTGAGATTGTCTCAGTTAGAGATTCCGCTGGAAACAACTACTATGAAGTTGAGTTCCTGACACAAGGAACTGTGTTTAAGTCTACAGATCTTTCAACCATTGGTATCACTGCGTCATATGACCCATCCGGCCAACCTGTCGTTAAATCTGTTCTAGAAGTTGTGCCTGCGCCTTACAGATTCTATAAAACAACTAGTTTGAATACACGGTTCACAACTCTTACGTTTGGTGGATCGACTGGTGATGCAATCGATGATGATCTGATCCCAGACCCATCTGAAGTCGCGTTGCCGCTATATGGAAAATCAACGTTCTCAAGATTTGCAATTGATCCAAACAATCTGTTCAGAACATCGACACTCGGAGTGATCGCTGCAAACGTAACGTTGACTGTTACGTATCGTCACGGCGGCGGCTCTAGTCATAACATAGGCCCAGAGAGCCTTGCAGAGATATCGTCGCTTACAATGGATTTTCCTGGCAATCCATCTCCAGTCATAGCATCATTTGTCAGACTGTCTGCTGATGTAAATAATACTGGCTGGGCGAGGGGTGGGGATGATGCACCAACTGTTGATGATCTCAGGCTTCAAATACCGGCAGCAAGAGCAGCTCAGTCAAGAATTGTTTCGAAATCCGATTTGCTTTCACGCGTTTATAAACTCCCAGCAAACTTTGGCAGGGTTTATAGGGTGTCTGCGCATAGCAACCCAACGAATCCAAACGCAACACTAGTCTATGTTCTATCAAAGAATGCAGACGGTACGCTGTCGATCTCTCCAGACCTTCTGAAGAAGAGTTTGGCAACATATCTCAACGAATTCCGAATGGTTGGGGAAGGTATTGATATCCTGGACGGTCAGATCATCAACCTCAACCTCAACTATCAGGTGACAGTCGATCCGGCATCAAACAGACAGACTGTGTTGCAGAACTGTCAATCTAGACTAGTGGCTTTGTTTGCGCAGAACAACTTTCATATGGACCAACCTATCTCTGTCGACAATGTCCGGAATGTGATCTACACAACGCCCGGTGTGATAGGTGTACGTTCAATAGAGTTTGGAAACGTGACTGGGACTGTGGCTGGGAGAGAGTATAGCGGCAATCGTTTTGACGTCAACGCAAACACGATCAATGGATCCTTCATTGTTCCACCACCCGGGGGTATATTCGAAATCAAGTACAAGTATTTTGACATTGTCGGCCGCACCTCAGCCTGAGACTCACACCACGCTCTTTTTATAGAGCATCATGTACAGGATACTCCCAGCTAGTGCAGATGCATACATCACCAACAAAATCATCCTGGGATCTCGTCCTGGTACAACCAGTTCAGTTGATGCGAACGTAGGGATGGCGGGGACGATCGATCTTTTCAAACTTTACAATGAAACAGTTTTGCCATCAGGTTCTTCTGGAATCGAGCTTTCACGTGCTCTGATCAAGTTTGATCTGACGGAAGCACTCCCAGTGACAGCGTCGAGCAACTTCAGGGCTTTCCTGAAACTTAGCTCTGTGTATGGTGGCCAAACAACGCCATCAAACTTCACTCTGACCGTTTCACCGCTGGCAAAAGAATTCTCAGAAGGTGTTGGTTTTGATGTTGTTGGATATCGCGACCTTGACGCAGTCAACTGGCTAACCGCTAGCATCAATGGCTCTACAATAACCACGTGGACTTCAGGTGGGTGCGATCATGGTGGAGATGTGACCAGCAGCAGTTTGGATTACATAACTTCTCTGAACTCCGGATCCGTGAACATGATGTTCAGTCAGAGCTTCAGCACCGGCAGGGAAGACATGATGGTCGATGTGACCTCTTATGTTTCTGCGGCGATTCATGGACAGCTCACAGATCATGGTTTGCGTATAGCATTCAGTACCTCAGAAGAGGATGATTCCATTACTAGATTCGTCAAGAGATTTAGTTCAAGGCAGTCAAAGAACTCTTCGAAGCATCCGGCTTTGATTCTTCAGTATGCTAACTCTTTCATTGACAACCAAGCCGACGCTTACCTAGACTATCCAAACGTTATTGGAACATATAGCAATCCGTTCGGTGCTGCCAGGAACTTTATCTCCGGATCGTCATATGCCGTTGGTTCTGGCTCTGTGATCCTAGACATGATTGCCAGCAAGAGTGCGTATGTGACCGCAACAACATACAGCATATCACACAGCTCCTCGATCACCTATTATTCATCTTCTTGGAATTACTTCTCGCAGTCATTCACAGGTTCCCAGATCAGTTTCAATGGTGGCAATAGTTTTGTCACTGGATCATATTTTGCAGACGTGATGATCAGGTCAAATGCTGCTGGCCTTTCTGACGTGGCAAACTCTGATGGGAGTGTCCGGTTTGTTCCAGTCTGGAGATCCCCGACGAATGCATCATTTGTTTACGCAACTGGCAGCGCCATAACTTTGCAGCCATCCAACCAAGCCAACCAAGCCTTTGGGAGCACTTCTAGAAATGTTGTGGTAAACATCACGAATCTCAAGCCTGCTTACCAAAGCTCCGACATCGTCCGTCTGCGTGTGTTGTTCTACGACTATGATGCAGAGATTGACGCTCCATACGTAAAAACTCCTCCACACCCAAAGATTTATCAGAATGTCTCATGGAGCATTGTGGATTCTAACACACAGAACACAATAATCCCATTTGATCCTGTGTACACAAAACTCTCAGCAGATGGCTCTGGCATGTACTTCGACATTCACATGAAAGATCTTCCAAAGGATACACCTTTGTCAATCAAACTTCAAGTACAGGAAGATGTTACCGGTGGCCAGTGGTATGCGCCACAACCAGGATATGTTCAGTTCACATTCAAGGTAACAGACAGATGACAACGCCATTCTTTTTCAGTGCCAACAGTTTTGGTAACACAACTGCCACGCCTAGGCCATCTATATTCCCTCCAGCGGTCGTTCGCGGAATTATGAGTCCAGATGGCGGTTTGTCAACTGTCGACACGCAAGATGCCTTAGACGTTTTTAACATGTCTATCGGAGAAACCGGCTCGTTTACCTACGACCAATCATCTCAGGGCCTGAAAAGCACTCAGCAACTGAACGTCGATTGGTCAGATTTTTCCCAGCACGTGTTTTACAACAGCGCGCAAGTCAAGGTCAATGCCGCAGTGACAAAGATCATTGACGGTTTTCCGTTTGATGGCACAAGAAAAGAATACGAGCTGTTCAGAGACGGTCTTACCGGTTTTGAACACTATGTTTTACAACAGTTCCCTAAGAACAAAAGCTATCTCTGGTTCAAAGGTTCTACCAGCTCCCCAGACCCTGTTACTGAGGGCACATACATAACGGTTCTTGACAGGGCTGGCCTGTCATATCCTTTGCTAACTCCCGATCCCAACGGCTCATCTAGACTGGACCCGCTGAGCAGTTCGTGCACGTTTCAGTTCTGGATATGGCCAGCAACGGGCTCTGCAAACAGTGTTGTGTTTGAGCGCATCAGTGGAAGCCATGGTTTTGGTTGCAACATCACAGCTAGCAACTCTTCTCCGAGCGCA